ATACATTGGTAATAAGAGAATCAATGCTATCACTGGTGAAGAAACATTCATTGATAAAGCAACATTAGATGACGATGGAGATGAGGATGACACAATTGGAGGTCTAGTTACTACCTTTGATACTCCTGTAACATTCAACCAGAATATTACGGTTGTTGGTGGTGATGGAGAACTAGTTAATACATTTGAATCTCCATTAATTGTTGCGGTTCAAGATGAAGATCTAACACAGTCTCGTGATTCACTTATTATTCGTTCTAACGTATCATCTGTTGATCCAGTCACACAGCTAGAGCAAGATCAAGGATTAGATAGAACTTCCTTCAAACCTCCAACTCAGGGTGATATTAGAATTAGTAAGAACAGAATACAGTCTGCTGTCTTCGCATTTAATCCTAGAGGTAATGGTCAGGGATATATGTTCCAGACACACACTGTTTCTGGTGTAGCTTCTAACATTACTCCTAACTTAACTGCAGCAATTGATCAAGGTGGAACTAGAATCAATGGTGCTCAGGACGTTGATTATGGTGGTGTACAACCTAAACCTGGTGATGTTCTATTCAAGGGATCTGAAGTTGGTAAGAATGGATCTATTGCATGGATTCTTTCTAACTACTTCTCAACCATTGCTAACAACAGCATTGATAACATCGTCTTTGATGGATCAAACGTTGTTAAGATTGAATTTAGAGACTTTAATACTGGTACTGCACTTGCAGTTGGTAATGATATCGGAATTACTGATACTTCTCAGATTAGATTTAAGAACTTCTGGTATGATCCTAGATTGAATCTAACTTGGACAGTATATGCTTCTAAGCCTGGCGATCCATTTGTAGCAACAAATAACTACTGTCATTTCCAAGTTATTGATCAAATTCCACAGGATTCACAACCTTGGGAAAATATCGTTGCTGGTGCAGGATCTAATCCTGCTCCTACCATTGAGTTCTCTAATGCTAACTTCAAGGAAGTTGGTGTTCTAGGTGCTGAGGCATTAAGAACTGAGACTGAAACAATTGGTAATTACAAGTTAGGTATCAACACAGTCGCAAGAGCACCACATAGTGCATATGAAAATGCGTTTGTTGATAATCTTACAACTGATCCAAGAGCAAACTTGGATGTTGTTGGTAATGCATTCATCAGTGGTAGAACAACTGATAACTTCCTAGGTGAAACATCTTTCGCTAATCGCAATAAGAATGCTGTTGATAATGCCTTCTTAGTTGGTGGTGACAGTGATACTCCTAACGATGAGTCAGTCTTACGTGTTGCTACTACAAATGGTGGTCGTGTTGGTATCAATGTTGATAACTCTCAATTAGACAGAGCTCTGGTTGTAGATGGCACATCTAGATTTACTGATGATGCTAAGTTTGAGCATGACATTGACGTCAATGGTGATGATGGTGCTCTTGCTGAAGTAAGAACCTCTCAGACAACTGGACAAGTTAACTTGTTCAATGATAGCACATTTGTTGGTGGTGATGACGCTGCTGGATTACACATCGGTGGTTATGCTAAGACTATCAGAATTGGTGATTACAACACTTCTTCTACTCAATGGATTTACATTGGTGATAAGTCTACTGGTGATCAGTTTGTTTACATTGGTAATTCTGGTAATCATTCTAATGTCTTTATTGGTAATATTGATCAGGATGCTGCAATCTCCAAGACAACAATTGGTGGTGCATATAATAGAGTTTCATCTCTATCATTCGTTGACTTTAAAGTCAAGCAGACAAAATTTGCAGGTGATGCCACATTTGGTGCTAACAAGCAACTTGGTGGAGATAGAAATAATCCTGAGCAGATTGTAACTCTAGCAACTGAAGCAGGTATTGTTAGTTTCTTCTCTGGTAATACTCAGACAATTGACTTTGCTATAAATGCTTCTGAAGTTAATATCGCTGGTCAAGGTGGTACAACTACTATTAGAAACAGTCTTGAGATTGATGGTGAGACCACATTTAATGCTAGTGTTAAACTTTGTGGTGGTACTGCTTCCTTCTCCTTCGTTGGTGTTGGACAATCATTAGGAACAACAGCAATTGCTCACCCATCTGGTGTTCTAGGACCTGCTAGTTTCAATCAAAACGTTGATATTGTTAACGTTCTTGCAGTACCATCTTCTGATCCAAAATACAATAGAATTGATACCGCAGGTTCTGCAGCTTGGGGTGATCCAGTTGACTTCCAGAATGTAACAATTCCTGGTGCTGGTCCTGAAGGTGGAACACTACTACCTCTATCTGGTAAGCAATATTATCTACCAGTATTAAATCCATTGGTTGATGGTTACTTTAATGAGGGTGATTACCTATTAATTGATGCTCCTGTTGACTCTGGTAATAACACCAGACCTGAAATTGTTCGTATTGCAGTTGGTGGTCTAGCAGCATCTGAAACTGCTCCTTACTACCTAATTGTTGAGAGAGAACCACTTGGTACTTTCGCACCTCAGATCAATACTCATCCAGACGAGCCAGGTACTAGATCTCCAGTTTATAAGTGTAACATCGCATTTGATTCTACATGGATCACTCAAGCAATTGATGGAGTTAGAGATGGAACTTCTCAGGAAGATGTATATCTAGCAACGTTTGGTGGAACATTAGAAGTTGGTACTGATTATGTTATTATTAATCGTGAAGATACAACTGTCCCTGCTGATGGTGACTTCAATCAGGGTGAAATATTCAAACTTGCTACTGCATTAGTAGTTCAAAATAAGAAGTTTGAAATAACTGATGGTTGTCCAAATGGTAATGTTCTATTCTCTGTTGACAGTGTAACTGGTGAGACAATCATTGGTAACGATGGTGTTGATGGAGAGAATGGTAAGTTAACTGTTAATGGTTCATTCAATTTCGTTGGTGGATGTAAGACTGCATCAGCTCAAACATTCGTTGGTAATGCAGCAGCAACAACTAATACAATTACTTCTATTCCTTCAGTTGAGGGACTTGAGGTTGGTGATTATGTTGAATTGGTAGACAATGGTGGTACAGTAACACTAGAACAAAATATATTCAATCTAGTAGGAGGAACCAGACCAACTGATCCTCAAATTGTTAGCATTGTTGGTAGTACAGTTACACTTAACGTTCCATTTACAGGATCTGGTAGTGCAAATGGCATTTCATTCAATGCAACTAAGGATGAGAAATTCACAGTTACTGATAGAGTCCGTGAGGTCTTCAGTATTGATGGATGTTCTGGTGATACAGTAATTGGTAACCCAAGTGGTACTATACTAGCAAATAGATCTCAGTATGGTACTGGTTCTGATGCACATACAAAGGGTGCTACAGTTTATACAGCACTTAAGGATCCTAAGGTAGATAATGGTATTGCTACTACATTTGTTAATACTGTTACAAATGTCACAGATAATGCCACAACACTTCCTGTTGATGATATTACCAATTTTGAAAATGGAGATTACATCTTCGTTGGTTTTGGATCTGGTGGTAATGAAGAGATCATGCAGATTAGTGGAACTCCAATAGCTGCTTCTGGAAATTCAGGTGATTTACCTGTTACTCGTGTTGGATCTTTAACTAATGTTCCTGGTACAGCATCAGTACACAGTGATGGTGAAACTGTATTCAGAATTCTATTCAGAGAGAATACATCTCTAACAGCAGATCTTGCTGCTGGTGGATCTAATGCTGTTGAGATTGGATTTGAGAACAGTGATGTTGTTCCATTCTTCCTTGATCGTGAGTATTGGGTCTTCATTGATAATGAAATCTTCTTAGTAACTAGCAGTATTATTGGTGTAGGTGCTGTTCCATTAGTTAAGAAGAATTATCATCATGGTAAATTAAATGTATATGATGATGTTAAGTTTATTGGTTCTAACTTTGAGATCACTGGTACAGATAACAACGTACCTATCCTTACGGTAGAAAATAACGCTGAACATCACTTTGAGGGTGGAGCAGTTGACATCAACGCTGCTACTGACATCAGTGGTAACTTGAGAATGTTCCCATCCAAGTGTGTTGAGGATCCTGATGCTATCCAGTTTACTAACAGGACATTCACTCCAACATTCAGAGTTGAATCTGAGTTTGGTGACACATTTGTTGGTCGTTTACTTGACGTTGCTGGTGTTAATTCCACATCTCCATCAAATTCTCAACCAATTTTAGATGTTAGAAATCTAGGTGTCAGTGGTGCAAATAGCTTCACCATTTTACAAGATTCATCTATCAATGCATTTGGTTATACTGGTTGGAAGAATAAGAATGGTGGACATATTACTAAGTTTGTCAATACAGATTCTACTCTTTCTGTCAATATAAATTATATTATAGCAGTAGCTCCTGCTACAGGTGCTCTTATCCTAACACTTCCAACTAATCCTGAAACAGGTGATGTTATCAGATTTACTGAAGTTGCAGGAGCATTAACTTACAATAACTCACTTTGTATTCGTGCTCCAATTATCGGTGGTGAGCCAGTATCTCTTCAGGGAGATACTTCAGGAACCAAGTTGGGTGGTTTGTCTTCACCATATGGATCTGGTGAACTGATTGTTCAAAACAGAAATGCATCCTTCGGACTCATTTATGTTGGACAATCAGATGGTGATAACTTTATCCCTTCTGTCTATCAAGGTTGGTGGTTAACTGAACTATAATGGCATTCTATAACAGACTAAAAACGATGAAGTCCGCTCCAGTAGGCACTATTATGCCTTGGAGTGGACAGACTAGCACGGGTGATCTTCCCAATAATATACCTACGGGGTGGATTGTTTGTGATGGTAGGTCATTTCCAGCTAGTAGATATCCTTTATTGGCATCTATGATAGGAAATACATATGGTCCTACTGACACATCTATTGTTGGTAATTTTCCTGACTATGAGGAGGGTGATCTTTTTAGAGTACCTAATATGAATGGTAGGGCAATGGTTGACCTTGAGCAATCATATTTACAAGTTGAGAAATATCAGTTTGGACAACCAGATGCTGATTCTGTGATTGGAAGTACAGCACCTACTGGAAGTTTAATTTCTGAGGATGGTACTGGTGTTACCCCACCAACTATCTGGAGTGCTGACACGGATCTAACATTTCAATTAGATCCAGTTGACACAATGGCAGGAAAAATTCAAAACATTAACTTGAATGATCCTACATGGTCTAAAACATATTATACTATTGGTAGAAAATTAGGTATTGATCATACACCTGCTCATAAACATAAAGGACAATATACAACAGCATTTCCTAGTGGTAGATATGTTCAGGTATTTGAGGCACCAAAGTCAGATACAACAGGAAATTATGAATCTGCGAATTTAGAAGGTGTTAACAGTAACGACAGTGCAGACACATGGACAAATGGTTATGGATCAATGACATATTATGATGAAAATAGTTTGGTGCTAACAAATGAAACAAAAACTTTCACACAAGATCAAGTTCCTGCAGCTGGTCTACAAAGAGATATTCCTAGTATTGGTATTACTGCTGGATTTGCAGATACATATAATTACAATCACCATATGAAACAGGTGACTGGTATATTCCCACCTCCCGTAACTATTTTTGGGGCACCAAACTATTTGAATGGTGACGTTGGTACTACATATCCAACTACCATCAATCATAGAGCTGAAGATTTTACAGATCAAACAGCAGCATCACATAACCACTTTAGTTTTGATGTTTCTATGAACAGGGGTGGACTTAGAATTCCCCCAAATATCGCTGTAAATAACGTACAATCTTATACAGTTAACGTTTCTGACATCCCAGATGCGTTAAATATTCTTATGGACAACAATACACCATCACAAACAGTGTTGATGATCATCAGAGCTTACTAAAATGCCAGTCTTTTTAAACCAAGAAAGAACCAAGATAGGAACAACTACAGGAACGCTTATTGCTTTTCCTCAAGAGTTGGAAGTAAATGATCCTGCAATTGGTAATAGTTTAACATTATTACCATCTGGTTATTTAAGATGTGATGGTAAGGTTTATAATGAAGTTGTGTATCCAGCATTAGCAGAAATTCTTGGAACTGGTGAGACTTGTGCCTTTAAACAAGAAGGAGTAACATTAGCAAGTGATCAATTTCAAGTACCTGATCTAAGATCTAAATTTATTAAAGCTAGTTCTGCATCAGATCAGGGTGTTATTAATGATAACACAGTAATTAATGCTGCTGGTCAAACTATTCAGAAATCTGGTGTTGGTGTTAATGTTTCATCTAATGTAGGATCTGTTGCAACTGTTGATATGACAGGACAATTTAGAGTTCCTGGTAGAACTGTTACTCTCACAGGTAATGTCGGTTTTACTAGACCTAGGTCTCCAGATGAGGAAATTGTATCTGCAAATGCTATTTTACCACATACACATTACACAACTACTTTTAGATCTAGAACCATTAGACGTACTGGAAGTGATATATATGAATTAAATTATTATACAAACGCATCTACAATTGGTATACTTAATTGGTTTGATAATACAGATTCAACAGTTCAAGGAGGAGAAAATTGTAGCAATTCTGAAAGACAGCCTGCATGTAGACATTGGTACCAAAATATACAGTGGAACACTGGTAATTATTGGATATCATCAGGGTTTATGGTAAGTTTT